GGGGCTGTTGGTACGGTATCAGTTACGGGTAATCAGAGTGGTCTAACTCTTGGCTCGGTACAAGGCTCTGCGATAGTTAACGATGTATCGGTAGATGCAGGGGCTACGGCTACGTTTGCTACTGGACAACTAAATGGTAATGTTAGCCCTGTAATTGCATCCACTGACTTTTCTGTTTCTGTTGGCGGTGTGGGCGGTGTGGGTTCTGTGGGTAGTGTTTCAACAACTGCAAACGCCACTTTCTCTGTAACTACCCCACAGATGTCCGCAGAGGTTGGCTCTGTTACAACCGCATCTAACGCTACGTTCTCTGTTACAAGTGCTGGAGCTACTGGTGAAGTTGGCTCTGTTGCAACCGCATCTAACGCTGCGGTATCTGTTACAAGTGCTGGAGCTACTGGTGAAGTTGGTACAGCCGATGCCGGTCCCGATGCAGATGTTGAAGGCGTTGAAGGTACAGGGGCGATTGGCTCTGCAACTATAGTCGCTAACGCTACGTTCTCTGTCACAGGTGTAGCTGGAACTATGTCTGTAGGTACGGCACAAGGCCAAGCAGGTGCAGGTGCGGATGTTACTGGAGTTTTAGCTACAGGTAGTGTAGGCTCTATAACAATGACGGGTACAGCATTGGTAACTCCAACTGGAGTATCTGCCACAGGTCGTGCCGGACAAGTAGTTGTATGGGGGTCAATTAAACCAGACGCGGGTACAATATGGACAGAAATAGCAGCATGAGGATGAACAATGCCTAGTACATACACAGCTAACAGCGGCATTGAGCTACCCGCAAACGGAGAGCAATCCTCTACATGGGGCACTACCGTAAACGATAACATGAACATTATAGATCGGCTTGTTAATGGAGTTGGTTCTATTAGTTTGTCCGGAACAAGCCACACTCTTGCGACTTTGGATGGCACGGTTTCTGACGGGCATTATAAAGTATTACTGTTAGCAGGGTCACCTTCTGGCACAAACACAGTTACATTAACCCCAAATTCAGCGCAGCACGTTTATATTGTAAAAAACAATAGCGGTCAAACGGCTACTTTTACTCAAGGGTCAGGAGCTAATGTTAGTGTTTTAAACGGAACTTCAAAAATTATTTACAGCGATGGCGCGGGTTCCGGCGCGGCTGTTGTGGATATCACTACTGGTTTAGATTTAGGTTCTTTAATATTAAATGGCACTACAGTGACAGCAACTGGTGCAGAGTTAAGCTTTCTTAACAACGCCACATCTAATATACAAACTCAACTTAACACTAAAGCAACCTCTGCAAGTCCTACGCTTGCTTCTCCTCTCACAGTTACGGGTGGAACGCAAAGTTGGACAGTAACAGCGTCTGGTACAGACTTAACTTTTGCTTATAACACCGTAAATGTTCTTCGTGTAGATAGCACCGGAAATCTAACAGCGTTGGGCAACTTAACTACTAATGGAACTATTTCGTAACTATCTCGTTGGAGATTTATAATGCCGCTACAAAAACTTCAGTTTAAACCAGGGTTTATCCAAGATGTTACCGATTACACCAGTGAAGGTGGGTGGCGCACAGGTGATAAAGTACGGTTTACTATGGGGTTTCCGGAAACAATCGGTGGATGGGCTCGGTTTACAACCGCCACAATGCTTGGGACATGTCGAGATTTGCATGTGTTTAGTACTCTTACTGGTACAAACTTTGTTGCTGCGGGTACAAACCTAAAACTCTATATTATAGAGGGTTCTGATCCAATAGATGTTACACCTATACGAAACACTACAGGAGTAGGAGATGTAACGTTTGGTGCAACAAATGGGAGTGCAGTAATAACTGTTACAGACACTGCTCATGGCGCATTACTTAATGACTTTGTAACGTTTAGCGGAGCGGCGTCTCTTGGAGGAGCAATTACTGCAGCGGTTTTAAATCAAGAGTACCAAGTTACTCAAGTGGTTGATCTTAATACATACAAGGTTAATGTTTCAGTTAACGCTAATGGTAGTGACACAGGTAATGGCGGAGGTTCTGTAGTAGGCGCATATCAAATTAACACGGGTTTAAACACGGTGGTTGCTGGGTCAGGTTGGGGCGCGGGTCCTTGGAGCAGGGGCACTTGGAGTTCCGCATCCGATATTACCGTTGTAGGTAGTCAACTTCGGCTTTGGTCAATGGACAACTTTGGAGAAGATTTGCTTTCGAATGTCCGAGGCGGCGGTATCTATTACTGGGATTCTTCCAATGGCACAGGCACACGGGCCGTGGACATTACCACTATTGGTGGCGCAACAAGTCCACCTCAAGTTGCCAACATTGTTCTTGTGTCTGAAAGAGATCGACATGCTTTAGCTTTTGGGTGTGATCCGCAGGGTGATCCGGGCAACCAAGATCCTTTGACTATCAGGTTCTCGAACCAAGGATCTGTATCAGATTGGGCGGCTACGGCAACGAACACTGCAGGTGAACTTAGGATAGGTACAGGAACTGAAATTGTTGCCGCAGTACAAACCAAACAACAAATCATTGTGATCACAGACAGATCTGTATCTGCAATGCAATTTATTGGAACTCCGTTTACTTTTGGTATTACTGAAGTTTCTACCAACACTTCGATTATTTCCCAGAACTCTGCTATAGCGTTTGGAGATTTTGTTTTTTGGATGGGTGACAGAGTGTTCTATCAATACGATGGTAACGTGAAGATTATCCCATGCCCGATTCAAGAATATATTTTTGACAACATAAACATTGATCAACTTGCTAAAGTTGTATCTGCTAACAACAGTAAGTTTAATGAGATTTGGTGGTTTTATCCATCATTAGGAAGTGACAATAACGACAGCTATGTAGTGTATAACTACAGTGATGGTACTTGGTATTTTGGAACGTTAGACAGAACTGCTTGGACAGAGCATGGTGTCTCGGGGTATCCTTTAGCTGCGTCTCCAGACGGTTACGTTTACGCACATGAATTTGGAATGTCTGACGGCAGCACTAACCCACCTAGCCCAATTAACGGGTACATTGAATCTAGTAGCTTTGATCTAGGTGAAGGCGATAGGTTTATGGCAATTCGTAGGATTATACCAGACGTTGGTTTTAGGGCGTCTACTGGGAGTCCTACCGCAACGTTTACGTTAAACGCAAAGGATTATCCAGGAGGAGGAGTTGAGCAGACAGAAAGCGGAAACGCTACTCGCACGTCCGCATCCCCTGTTGAAAAGTTTACAAGTCAGATTGACGTGCGTCTTCGTGGAAGATCCGTATCGTTGAAGGTCGAGTCTAACGAAGTTGGAACGCAGTGGAGACTAGGTTCTCCACGGGTTGACATACGACCAGACGGGAGGCGGTAATGAGCGCATCAAACATTACGATCCCGTATTTTGCAAAAGCTCCGGACGGATACAGTTCAGAGTATACTGCACAGGTAACGCGCCAGTTTTCTTTGTTGGCGCAACAGTTAGTAAACCCCGGTCCTTTACGGGCGCAGACCCTTAATTTATCAGGTCTTGGGGTGTACGCAAACAACACTGCAGCAAAAGCTGGCGGTTTGATCGAAGATGATGTATATAAGACATCAACAGGTGAATTGAGGATAGTGGTATGAACAAAAATAATTCAGAAAATAACTCCCCAGAACAAAAAGACGTTAGTGTTCCTATTACTGCTCCCAAGCCAGCAGGCGGAGGTGTCTGGTAATGGGTCTTTTATCTTCTTTAGGTAGTCTTGTAGGAATGGCAGTTGGCGGTCCTGTAGGGGCCGCAGTTGGTGGAGGAATTGGAACCTTGGGAGAGGGCGGATCTTTATCAGATGCTCTTAACTCAGGGATAGGTAACGCATTAACAGCAGGAACTATGGGTCAAGCTGGTTTAATCGGTAACGCTCTTGGAGGCGGTGCAAGTGCAGCGACTCGAGGCGCAGGTATAGCTTCTTTGTTTGGCGGCTCTATGGGTGGCATGATGGGTGGCGGTGCACCAATGAGCGCAATAGCAGGCGGTGCTATGGGTGGCGGAGCAGGTGGATACGGTCCTATGCAAGGCGGCATAGCTCAGAACTTAATGCAGGGCATTGGAATAACAGACGCTAACGGGCAGACTAACCCTCTTATGGGCGGTATTATGCGTGAGATGCTGTATCAACAACGCAGACCAAGGTTTGAAAACTTAATGTCCGACACAGAAATGGCTCAGTACAACACAGGGGAAAGACGCCCCGACTACAGAGGGACCGCGGTCCCAGGTACTCCTCGAGTTCAGACTCGAGCAATGGGTGGAATGATCGAGGGCCCCGGATCAGGGACCAGTGACTCTATCCCCGCAACTATTTATCAGAACGGTGGCCCTGTCCAAGAGGCTCGTCTATCTGATGGTGAGTTCGTAATGACCGCAGATGCTGTTAAAGGCGCAGGCGGTGGAAATAGAGGCGCAGGCGCAGCTAAGATGTACGAACTTATGAACCAATTTGAAGGGAGGGCTTAACTTATGGCGGCTGAAAACGAGTACATCACCAAAAGTATGAACCTCCTTCCTGAGTATCAGGAGATGTTCCTTAAAGATTTATTAGCAAACATCTATCAAACAGATGAAGACACAGGTGAGATATCAGGTATCGCGGCTGTAAGTCCATTGTATGGCGAAGCAGTTTTAGATGCAGAAGGCAACCCAATGTTCGAGGCTGCAGACGGCAGCGGCTTCACTTCGGATGCTTCACTAGCAAAGACAGATCAATACGGTAACCCTATCGAGGGAACTCAAGGCGGCGTTGCTGCTCCTGATGTGATGCGTTTCACAGACGCACAGACGGATGCTATCCGTCGAATGACAGGTTACACTGATCCCGAAACAGGGGAAGTTGTTTATGAAAGTGGACTTGGTGCATACAAACCTTATTTAAACAAAGCAGAAGATACCTACGACAAAGGTATAGCTTCTATTGCTGGTAGTACTGGGGCATATGACCCTACTTCATATAAAGATTTTTACGATCCATTCGTGGAAGACGTAATCGATGTAACTATGCAAGACATAGATCGAGCGGGTCAGATAGAAAACATGGATCAACGGGCTCAGTCTGTTGGTGCTGGAGCGTTTGGCGGGTCTCGTCAAGCCATCCAAGAATCCGAACTGCAACGAAATATTATGGATCAGAAGGCGAGAACTGGTGCTCAACTTCGTTCCGCAGCATACACTGGTGCTCAGAACCAAGCTCAGTCTGCTTTTGAAAACCAAATGAAACGCGGTCAGAATGCAGGTCAACTGTTTCAAGGTTTAGGAACTGGTATCGGAGCACTCGGGGAAGCAGCCCAAGGTCTGGGTATGACAGACATAAACTCATTGTACAATGTCGGTCAGCTTGAACAAAATCAACTTCAAAAAGAATACGATGTACAACGTGCAGGCCAACTCGAGGAAGCATATGAGCCTTTCTCTAGGTTCTCTTACATGAGAGACATCCTGTCGGGTGTCCCATCAAGCGGCACTTCTTTGGCAGCGGCGGCTACACCACAAGCCAGCCCCATGAGCAACGTAATGGCAGGGGCAAACATATACGGTGGCGCACAAGGACAAGGAAACATTTTTGGCGGGTTAGGTAAACTCGTCTAAGGCAGGGCAGAAGCATGGATAACGTATACAACCGCAGTTTATTTTCCAAGAGCAACAGACCTGCTCGACAAAAGTTACAGAAGATGGGTGGAATTATGGCCTCGTCTCCCGAACTTATGGAAGCGGCACAGAAGGTTGGTAACGCACCTAATCAGAATATGGGTGGAGCAGGGTCTAGTAAAATGGCGAATCTTGGACCTCCGCCTATGCCTATGGCTCCTCCCATGCCTATGCCTATGGCTCCTCCCATGCCTATGCCTAGCTCAGTTCAAATGCCAACTCCTCCTGTGAAACCTATGGCGTATGTCGAGGGCGGAGAAGTAGAGGCTGTAGACATTACAAAAACTCCAACATCAAATTTGAATAGACCAGAGTTTCTTTCTGAGTTTGAACAATACTTAGGTACAACTCCTTTGCTGGCAAACAAATTAGATGAGGCTTTTGATTCTAGAGAAGAAGCGGCGGCGGAAGCGGCAAAAACTAAAGATGCTATTGACGCTGCAATCGCCACAGAAAATACAGACAACATTGTTAACACGGTCTTAGATCAGGCAGGGATGCCTTTGAACGATGACTCTAAGAAAGAGTTTGCTAGGTCAGTGTTTGGGATGGAAGATGTGAACGACATCGATGAGATAAACAAACGTATTGCAGACGTGGCTATTGGATCATCAATCGGCAAAGGCCCAGACGCTTTTGCAGAAGCAGTGATACTTGGTCTAGGAGAATACAAGAAAACTGCTACGGCCCGTGCCGCTGCTAAGTCAGGCGGAAAGTCAGGCATGTCACCTCTTGAGCCTTTCGCAGATGCGGTTCGTGATCTCGCAGGTAAACTTGTGGCTGCTCGAGGCGTTGACATTGATACTGCAATGCAGCAAGCCGCTGCAGCATTAGCTCCGTACTACGGTGCTGGTGGCGGTGTTCCGGTTACATCCCCGTCAGGTCCTAGCTTAGACGAGCGAAGAACATTGGTTGAGCAAGCTTTAAAACAACAGCCTGATAAACGAGAATTGATTCTTGACCAAGCTGCAAAAGATGGTGTTAACATCGAGGGGCTATAATGGCTGATAATCCGTACCTAGACTTGGACAAGCCTAAAGAGACTGTCGAAGACTCTAACCCATATCTGCAACTAGAAGACACTGGGCGCAATCGAGAGCAGTTCGGAGAAGGAACTGTTGCCCGTGAGTTTGTCGAGGGTGTTGGATCTGGTTTGATCGGCATCGGAGAAGGTGTCGTGGGCCTTGGAGCATTAGGCGTGGACCTCGTTGCAGGCACAGATTATGCGGATAACGTCACAGAGACGGCTGAGTATCTTAGAGATGTAGCGGGTTTTGATCCCGAAGGCATCGTGGGTAAAGGCGCAGAAGTAATTACACAATTTGTCGTACCTGGGGTGGGTGTTGCTGGCAAAGTAGGCAAAGGGTTTATGAAAGCTAGACAACTTGCTGGTAAGACAGGAAAGCTTTCTAAGACTGAACGAACCAACCTCGCCTTGAGAGAACTTGGCGCGGTTGCTGGTGTTGAGATGGCAGTGTCTGGGGACAACAGCACTACTATTGGTGATTGGGTCGAGATGGGTCCAACTCAAACTACAGACTTGATCGGGCTTGAGGGCACAGAAAAAAATCTGGCTCGAGTAGGTAACAGGCTCAAGGTTATGGCAGAAGCAGGCGTTATAGGTGCAGGACTCCAAGCAGGTTTATCTAAAGCGGGTAAGACCATTGGGGACGCGAAGGTTACGAAAGATGTTGCAGGTGCAACAAAACGTAAGATCGATGCCGCAGGTACTTATCTTGACGAACTGGTTGACAAACGAACCTTGAACGCACCGGGCGATGACTTGTCTGGTTTAGAGAAAGGTCTTGCTGAAGCAGTTATCTTTACTCGATATCGTGGGGCAACTCCTGCACAGATTGCAGAAAAACGTTTGTTGTTAGATGGTCAGATTAAACCTGAGTTAGACAAAGCCGGACGTATCTTTAACAGTATTGAGGCTGACTTAGATAAAATTATAAAGGCTACGCCGAGCGGTTCCACATTGGATAAGACCGACACGTTAAACAAAGTTCTAGATTACATGCGGATTTCAGATCCCGCTGCAAAAAGAACGGCGTTCAGTTCTTTGCCTAAAGAGATACGCAAAGACGCAGCTAAGATGCGTGATCATGTGGACACACTGAGTCAAGGCGTATTAGACAGTAAGTTTTTGAATGATAATAACTTTATGACTAAAGATGGTCGTATGATTAAGGACGTTATCCAAGATGGACTTGGCAGTTATGTTCGACGCAGATACAAAATATTTGAGGATGCTAAGTACACTCCGGATGAAAAAACAATAAAGGTAGCGGATAATTACTTCCGTAAAAACAAACGTTTGATCGGTAAAGAGCTAACTAGGTTGGCAAGAGCAGACGTTGACGATGTATTCAATGACCAGTTTTTAAGATCTAACGGTCTTGATCGTACAGGCACGGGTGACAAACAGATCATTACTGTTCTGGGTCAGCCGTCCGAAACAGTAGTGAAGAAAGCCCGTGAAGGATACTTAAACAGGTACTCGTTAAAGAAGAACGAGAAGTTGAAGGGCGGCTTTGTTGCAAAAGACCGTTTGGATACAGGGATGTTTATCTCCAGGGAAAAGATTGCTCCGGCTTTACGTTCTCTTTTAGGAGAGGTCGATGATCCTCGAGCCGCTGTCCTTGGTACTGTGGCAGACTTGGCGCAGTTCAATGCTATTGACGATTACTTTGGCTCTATTGCTAAGATGGCAGAGACAAACACAGGCATAGGAAAGTTCTTCCGCAACGGTAAAGATTTAAGTGAGGCTCAAAAGAAAGAGTTAACTCGCCGTGGATATGTCAAGCTAGGTGGTGACGATGGCGCAGCAAGTGTCCTCGGATCTGCAGGTAAGAACGCTGACGCAGAAAAACTAATTGGTCGAACAGGGTGGGGTAGCTTGGACGGACACTACGTCCCCAAGCAAATCTATAAAGATCTTACTAATCAAGTAGCTGGCGAATCTAACTGGGGCGTGGAAATGTTGAAGGGTGGTTTAGGAGTTGCCCTTAAAGCCAAGGGTTTATCTCAGTATTCCAAAACAGTTCTGTCTCCAGTTACTCAAGTTCGAAACTTTACAACCGCTGTTATGTTTGCAACGGCAAACGGGAACATGCCTGTGCTTGGTCGAGGAAGTAACTTCAAAGATTCTGCAACGGCAGTTTTCTCTGACATCTTTAACAAGGGCAGCGAGGCTGTATTCGATGACCTAGCTGACGCTCAACGCAGAGGAATCTTAGGAACAAATGCAGAGTTAAGGGAGATCCAAGACCAATTAAGTAAAGGTATTGGGTATTCAAACTCCGCAGAAGTTCGTCCTAGAAATTTTATTGAGGCTGTTAGAGGTAAGACAACTGACAACAAATACGCACAAGGTGTGGGTAAAATAGCTTCTGGTTTTGAGAAAGCATATCAGGGATCAGACGATCTTTGGAAATACTTCTCGTACCATTCTGAGCAGGCTAAGTTACGACACGCCTTGGACGGAGCGTCCGAAGCAGACAAGATTAAGTATCTGACTAAGAATATGGATGATGTTACTATCGAATCGCAGCAAGCAATTCGAAACGGAACTGCCAATATGGATGAGTTGATCAAGACTCGCGCTGCACAGATCGTGCGGGACACTGTGCCAAACTATAACAAAGGTGCATCTGAGTTTATCAAGCTTGGACGAAAGCTGCCGTTTGGAAACTTCATTACGTTCCCTGCTGAAATGTATCGTACAAGTTTTAATATTGTTCGCCAAAGCTTGGATGATATGGCTTCAGACATTCCTGCTATACAGGCTAGAGGTCGGCAGCGTATGATCGGATTTGCTACTACTACTGCAGTTGTTCCTGCCGCTGCGCTTGAAATGGCATACGCCGTGACAGACGTGACTCGAGAAGAGATGGAAGCGTTCAAGAGATCCTTTGGTGCACCTTGGATGAAAGGTGCAACCCTGATTCCAACAGGGCGAACAAAAGACGGGAAGATCAAGTACATCAATTATAGTACCTCGAATCCTTATGACGTGCTGTCTAGGTTTGCCAACCGCGCTCTTACTGAAGCGGACGCTGCTATGGCAGAAGGAAAAGACCTTGACCAGTGGATCGTGGATGTAGGTATCGGAACGTTGGGCGAGGCGTTTGCTCCGTTCTTAGACGAAGCCATGCTAACAGATGCTCTTTTAGATATCTCTTACCGTGGTGGGCGCACATCTACAGGGGCACAAGTATATAACCCCGAGGACAATGGAGCTACCAAACTATTTAAGATGTCAGGTCATGTGGCGAACACAATGATTCCAAACGTTCTGGCTGTTGCAGATATATCTGGTGGTAAAATTGAGGCCAGCCGCGCAGTTCGCGGTCTTGTAGGAGACGGTCTTGGCATCGATGCCATATCTTCTCAGGACAAAATGGGGCGTCAAAGAACTTGGAAGCAAGAGCTTGCAAGGTTATCTACTGGTGTGTCCGAGCAAGAGTTTGATCCAAAGCAAGGTCTTAGGTTTGCAGCCTACGGATTCCAACGGGGACAGACTGACGCGAAGCGGATGTTCAACAGCCTTACAGATGATTTCGGAGTGACTCCGGCGCAACTGTTGAAGGGTTATCAAGACGCTAACGAGGCGAAATATCGCAATGACCGTGGCTACTATCGTATGATTCAAGACCTTCGGACCATGGGAATCTCAGATTCTGAAATCCGCAGGACTCTCAAAGAGAACAACATCGGTGGTATCAAGGGAATTATGCGTGGTGAGTTCGAGCCATTTAAAATTACGCCTGACACATATAAGAAGCTTCTAAGAGTAGATGCCCTGGATAGCTTGCCTCGAGACGCAATCCAGAATGTGCAGGACAACATGAGAAATCTTCCGCTTGATCCACAAGTTAAAGACAGACGTGAGATAAAGCCTGTTGAGATTACTCCTTCGGCTCCACAATCAAACCCGTACTTGCAGGCTCCGAGCAACTCTGCTCCTGCAAACCCGTATTTAAATCTGGATCAAGGCAGCTTGTTGCCACAATCTCCAATACGTCAAGCCAGTAACAGAGGGCCCGTAAGCCCTGAGTTGTTGGGCGGTAATCCAGAGGAACGTGCGGCTAACGCTTTCTTAAATAATCGCGGCTAGGTTCACTCGTCTATTTCTTTATAGGTGAAGCCTTCTCCTGTAACTACTACATGTAGTCCTTTACCCCCGAAGAGTTTGATAAGCTCGTCTGAGTCCGCTTCGACTTCTGCTAATACCTCTTTATCTTTAAGGGCCGCAGCACAGTTTATAGCGACTGCTATGTAGTCTATGATGGCATCGATTTGTAATTGATGCATCTGTTTAAATCCTACAGTCTTAATGTCCTCTAGTTCCATCATTCTATTTCTCCCCAATGGTCTTTGATATCAACGTCGATCTTGGATGGGATTGCTAAAGGCATTCCGGTCTCCATGATTTCTTTTATTTTAGATGCCTGTTCGTCACTCTCAATACTAAAACATAACTCGTCGTGCACAGTAAGCATTGGAGTAAGTCCTTCGTTGTAGCAATCAAGCATCGCCTTCTTAGTCTGGTCGGCTGCTGATCCTTGGATCAACTTGTTCAGAGCCTTGTATGTGAACGCTCTCCGTATGCCTCTGCCCCCAGGACCCCCGTACTCCTTCATAGCTTCGTCGTAAGGCAGTGGTTTGCCTATTCCGAATGTGACAGGTTCCCAAAGGTGGAAGCGGCATCTACGGCCCATTACAGTGCGTATCTGACCGTTCTTATCCCCCTGCTTAGTGGCAAGGTCTGCCAAACCTTTGACGAAAGGAACCTTAGAGTGGTGTCTACCAATCAAATCCTTGGCTGCTTCTTTAGAAATTCCAAGCTGATCTGCTAGTTTTGCCACGCCCATGCCGTACATGATTCCAAGGTTCACCGTCTTCGCTTGCTTACGAGTGATGTTTGCAAGGTCCGCTACCATCTGGTGCAGGTCAACATCCCCTGTGTTAAACTCTTCCACAATCTGATCTACGATTGGATGCCGGATAGTGGACGGAATCATCGAGGCAAAGTGAACGAGGAGCCTTGGCTCTTGACTTGAGTAGTCAAACGATCCCCACTTCTGCCCTTCTTCGGGGATGAATATCCCCCGTATATAACGTTTAATATCTGGGTCTCGAGCAGGAAGCTGCTGTAGGTTTGGGTTCGAAGAAGAAAATCTTCCGGTGACCGTTCCCCCAGAATCCCTGCGGGTAGAATGTAACTCAGTATGGATTCTTCCGTTGTGCTCATGACGCAGGATACT